AATTAGCGTTAAGCGATGTTGAATTTTCTGCAGATACTTGTTCAATTAAACGTAATTCATCGTCATCAGTCGGAATTTCTTGCGGCGAACACTCACACGGTTCACAATTTGGATATGATAAATTTGGTAACGTGAACTTATAAAAAGGGTTTGTTAATTGTCCATAAATACTTCCTAAATCAACAGGTTTTGGACATTTGAGTTGGTTTTTATTACTTCTAAATAAATTTATTGCATCACAATAAGTTTTTAATACTATTAGATTAACACCAAAAATAAAAGCAATAAATGGTCTAATAATAGCCCAAACTATTGTAAGGACATGTAATACAACAATTAACGCCAAAAAAACGTAAGTAAACAATGGAAAAATAAACTGTCTTAAAAAGGTATATCCAAAGTTAGCATCTCGTATGGCATCAGTTGCCGGAAATCTATTATTTTCACTGATACATTCTGAGTTAGTAATATCTTTAATACCAATAAAACTTTTTCTATTGGCACCTTTTCTCCATTCATCAATGTGGCTTGCAACTGTGTAAACTTTATTGTATTGATATTCGTAAAAAGTATCTGTACAAGCAACCGCAGCACTTGGGTTTGTATATCCACTCCAATCTAAACCAAAATAGTAAGAACCAAGAAGTTGTTTGTATTGTGGACTATTAACATCTAACGAGTATATAGGGTCTTCGTCAGAATTAGTCCAACCATATTCTTTAATATTAGGAACTAAAAAATGTGCCCTCTTTACGGTTTTTTCCGCATCGACTGGCTGAGTATATTTTATTTTAAATCTATACTTACCTTTTGTAGGAATACCAACAGATGGGTCAGGACTCAAAATTTGTTCACCAAATTCATTTGTTGTAACGTAGTCCAAATTCATTGGGACATCCATTACCCACGTACCATCCTCATCAATAACTTTTCCACCCTGTGGTAAAACCGCTTGTTCTAATATTGGATATCCGTCATTATCATTAAATATTGTTTGTCTGATACCAATAATTTCACCAGGCCCTGTACTCAAATTACACAAACCACCCAAGTCTTTATTTGGTCTACAATTAGTACGAAGACTTTCTTCATCGTTATTAGTTAACAATGAACCCATAAAAATCGCGGTTGGTTCAATAGTAATTCCCGCAGTCCTTAAATCAAAATCATGACGAGAAATATTGATTTGACAAATTTCAGGTTGTCCCCAAAATGGTTCAACATTCACCGTCTCGCTAAATGAAACAATTTGTGGCAATTCATAAAGGTTTGTAGACGATTTAAAACTTGCTCCGTCAACTTGGTCTTCAGTGGCTCGACCCATACGAATTAAATCTTGTGGAGATAATGAAAACGGTCCAATATCCGACAAATCTAAATCCATGAATATTGTGTAGGAACCTAACGGAACCCCCATTATCATGTAGTCACCACTACCATTAGTTTTGACAGTAAATCTATAGTACTTATCATAGATTTCAATCAATGCTGGATTTGTTAATACATCATTTCTTGATGGGAATGTACCAGTTGCAACGTGACCAGGATATTGTGGTTCGTAAGGTAATAGATTATACCTATAACCATCTTCATTTAAACCTTCAACACTTGAGTAAGGATAAAGAATTTGTGTTATATCATTATTTTGGTCTTCAGCTGTTATAGGTATGAATACCGAAACTTTTGCATTTGGAATACCATAACCACCATTGGCTGTAACACGACCAACAACAACACCATAGTCGGCACACATTCTTGTGTAGACATCGTCAGCTCTTACCTTTAAAGATAAAATTTCTAATTGTTCGAAATCTTGGTTTAATTGAACATTGATTTGTTTGTCAACCCCAACCTGTGTTCGTAATCTAATAGTTTCAGGCATTTGTTAGTATTTCTTTGATAAATAGTTTATTGGCTATTTTTCAAAGGATAGTCATTGATTTAATAAAATAAATCATCAGCTAAAATTAGTAGTTTGATAGTTCTTAACTCTTACTACAATGTCTTTAGATGGGAATCTGATTTGATAGATTTGGTTTGGTTGAGCAAATATTGTATTGTCAGTCAATGAGATTTGTTTTGTTAAATTATTTGAATAAGGCATTGATGTTTCAGCCGAACTGTATTGTCCACCAACTTTACCAAATACAGAAATATCAGTAACACTGACAACTCCGTTTTCCTCTTGAATTAAACGGTTCAATTCTGATAACAAAATGTTTTGTCCTAATCCTCTTACCGCAGAACTAAAGAATGTTGTAGTTCTATCAATAATGTTTGAAATAACAACCCCTTGGTTTTGACTTGAATCTAACACCACAGAAATATCTAAACCTAAATCAATAACTTGAGCACTTCCTACAGTTACATAGTCATTAATCATTCTGTAATTAGAAAGATATTCAGCAATATTATATTTTAATGTTTGAGATACATCTGATGTTAAGTTACCTGTCGAATCGTAAGATAATATCTGAACATTTATTTTGTTGTTATTTTCTGTGATGGCAACTTTTGCCGGTGCTCCAAACTCTCCTGGCATGTTTCTAATAACCGCTTCGTAGTCACTGATGGTTACCGCTCTGTTTTGTGCCGCAAAGTTAAAGGTAACATAGTTTCTAACCTCTTCTGTTGACGGATACCCCGCACCACCGATTGAGGCTGTTACGTTATTACACGACAATGAATTAATAACCTGATTGTTAATAATGTCAGATGGTCCAACAACTGAAAAATCAACCGCACCAATTTGGTTAATCACATTCACACCCAAGTTTGTTGCAATACCACCACCAATACGATATTGAATAAACATTGTTGTATTTGCCTGTGGTGTATTACCCAAAGACATTGAGTTATTTTGGTATCTTTGAATTTTCAACGGAACATCTAAAGTGGTGAATTGTCTTAATTGGTCTTCAGCAGTGTTTGTTCCTCCACCGAATGTTATTTTCAAGAAACCTTCAGGTGTATATTCTGTTATGAATCTATCTTGAGTTTCAATGTATGTCCCAACTTTAATTGCCGGGTCATCAGATGGCTTTGATGGGTCAGGGATAAACACTCTACTTTCAGCCAATGCTGGTACTTCATACCATCTACCATTTGGACTTAAAAATTCTTGAGCCGTTGGTACGTTTGAATATGCCGTTCCTTCTCTTTGTATGATTGCGGTTACACCTAACACGTTTTTTTCAGGTAAGAAAAATTCAAAGAATGGTCTAACATCGTTTGGTGTTATAACTCTTTTGAATACTTTTGTAATACCGTTAACAACTGTTTCTCTTTTAGTAATTGTATAGTTCAACAAGTTACCATTAGAATCAAAGTTTGGTATTTTCAATCTGTTTGGGAAACCTTCATTGTTGAATGGTGATGCAAAGTTCACATCATACACCGTTTCAAATACTTGTCCTGAACCGTTAACTTGAGAACCACGCCTTAAAATACCCAAATATCTTTCATCTTCTTTATCACCAAAGGCTGGAACTGTAATTGAGAAATCAACCAAAGCAACTGATGGTCTTTGACCAGGTATTTTCAAACCATATGTTCTTGCTATGTTATATACTGAAGAACGTTGTTGGGCGTATTGTAAAACGGTTTCTTGAATACTTCTATCAATGTGATAGTGTAAGTTATCGGCAACCGCCGCGTTCAAATCCAAGAAAACTGAGAAAACTGACGCATCATTAAAATTGTCAATTAAGTCAGGATAGTAAGTTTTGGTATAATTAATAAGTTCTTGTCGGATTGCCGCAAAGTCCCTAACCGTATATGAAATTTTCTGTTGTGCCATTTATGTTAAATATTGATGATAATAAAATCTTTTGTATTGAAAACGTCATTTGAAATTGCATAATCAATTCTGACCTTTGCAGTATATTCAGAAACATCAGCGTTTGTTATATTCAATTCTGAGGTTACGTTTCCTTCAGTTGTTGGTGTTAATGTTGCCGCTTCTGATGTTGGTGCCGTTATGGTGATGTTAGTTAATTGTAATTGTGGCATAAACCTCTCAACAGAATCCCTAATCTCAGCCTCAATATTCTGAAATGTTGGTCCATCCAAAGGGTCAAAAACAAATTCATATAACCTTGTTCCAAAATCAGGTAAAAAATATCTTGAACCTTTTCTAGTTAAAATTAAATGAATTAAATCTGTTCGGATTTCCTCCGCAGCATAATCCGTTAAATCCAAATATTTTCCATCAAAAGAATCTACAAACGGGAAACTTATTCCATATGTTTTACCTTCAGCCATTATCTATAAATATAGTTGTGTTCCCTTTTTTGTGAGCAGGAAAATACGGACAATGACGACAACCATTTCCACAACAATAACCACGACTCAAATGGAATTCTTTTGTGAACACATATTTTCCATTTTCAATATAAAAAGAAGAAGGGGAAAGTTGTTCACTTTCCCCCTCCGTAGATGTTTTTATATCTTTCTTATTTAATTTCACAAGCTCCACCAGCACATGCCAACTCACCACTCAAATCTGTGTTGTCTTGTAATTCAACAACCTTTGATAAGTCAATTGACTGTAATTTAGAGAATAATCTTTCGTACTCTTCTTCAGTACAATCTTCAAATGGTGCTTGAATATAACTTCCACCATCATAAGGTAATACTGATAGACCATTGTAAAAGTCTCTGTTTTCCCACATCCACTCACCAGCCAATTCCCAAT